AAGTTCAAAGAGCAGTCGTATGGCGAGGCGGAGATTTTCAATCAGCAATACATGAAGAAGGTGCAGAGCGTGCTTGTTGGCACGATGACGCGCCGGATGCCGACCCCGTATAGTCAGGCGTACTAATTATGAGCGAGTCATATAAATCCACATTTGGGTTTGATGACCCTCCAACGGATGACGTACAAAGTCAGTCCAATTCTACTGAGGTGTTTGATCAACCAGCCTCGACACCGAGTGCAGGGTTTGATTTAGACACTGAAATGTTGCGGTTAATGCAACTACAGAAAGGCCGCGCCCCTGAAGAGGCTTTTACTGTTCCTGTTGGCGGTGGTCCTGTTAGTGGTCAATTTACTGCGGTGGAGCGGCCCTATGCCCCAGGGGAAGACAACTTATATAGACTGATGTTAGGTGTTGGCGCTCCGTTAGACGAAAATTTTCGGTTAGGCGCTCAGTTAATGGCGCAACAAGACCCTTCGCGCGCTGGCAGCACAGTTGTTCGTCCTGCGCTCAATTTGGGTTATGGGCCTCTTAGCTTGAACGCGGGTTATCAAGGGGTTGCAACCCCGGACGCTCAAGGCGCCATGCAATTTGCCCCGACTTATGGATTGAATTTGAATTTGCCGGTTGCTGGCGGGCAATTTTCTGGCGGCATCAGTAAAACGGGTGGACAGCCCGACCCTTATCTATATGCCGCTTATCAACGCGCAGTGCCTTTTCTTGGTGGCGACCTGGGATTTGAGTTATCCTCTGCGGACCGACTGAGAAATTTAGCGGCTCTTTTGTCATATAAGCGGGTGTTCTGATGGCGTCGCCGGAGCAGCGCAAACAGTATCATATCTCCAAGAATTTTAAGGGGATAAATACTCAAGCTAACCGCACGGCTATTGATTCGGACGAGTTCGCTTGGCTTGAGAACGCACAGCCTATCGGTTACGGCAACGTCAAAACTGTGCCGGCTCAAACTACCGTCCAGGTGTCCAGCGCAAACTTGGTGTGGAGTGGTACTGTTGAGTCGTTGTACGACGCCAATGTGAACAACAAAGAGTACATCTTTGCGTTTTTCACTAATGGCGGGGCGGAGGCTTACAACGCAACCGACGGGACTAAGGTCACGGTTGCCAACTCGGGCAAGTTTTCTGCGGCTGGCGTGCGTATTGCGCAGTGGAAGAATGAGCGCATCCTGATTATTGACCCGTCCAAGGGACTGTTCAACTGGGATGGCACAAACGTAGTTAGCATTGGCTCGGTGTCGGACTATGGCATGACCGATGTGGGGTCTGGTTATACCTCAACGCCCTCGGTGTCTTTTAGTGCGCCCAACGAAACGGGCGGGGTGCAGGCAACCGGGTCTGCGGTGGTGCTGGCCAATACCGTTGTCGGCATCAACATCACTGAAACGGGTTCTGGTTACACCTCTCCGCCTACTATTACGATCAGCGGCGGTGGTGGCGCTAACGCTGCGGCCATTGCGTCCAGCCTGACCTTTGCGACGGGCACCGTGAGTTGCATCGTGAAAAGCGGTGGCACTGGGTACACCAGTTCGTTCGCGGTGACGTTCTCGGGTGGCGGCGGGGCCAACGCGGCGGGCACGGCGATTGTGTCGGGCGGTTCCGTGACTAAGGTCATCATGACCAATAACGGCTCGGGCTACACCTCGGCGCCCACGGCCAACGTGTCGGCTGGCGCGGGTTCTGGGGCGATTGTCGAGGCAGTGGTTACGACTAACGCCAACACAGACGTTGCGACCTTTAGCGGGCGCACTTGGGTGTCTCAAGGCCGCACGGTCTTTTACTCGGCGGCGGACAGTTACACGGACTTTGCCTCGGTTAGCGCCGGCAATATTCTGATTACCGACTCGACGCTGCACACGAACATTGTGGCGCTGCTATCAGCAAACAACTTTCTGTACGTGTTTGGTGCGGATAGCATCAACGTGTTCTCGGATGTGCGCGTTGGGCAGGACGGGGTGACGGTCTTTACCAACACCAACGTGTCGGCGTCGGTAGGTACGAGTTTCAAAAAAGGCTTGTACGCCTACTTCCGATCCGTGGTTTTTATGAACGAGTACGGGATTTATGCCCTCGTTGGCTCCACAACCAGTAAGTTGTCGGACGCTCTAGATGGCATTTTCCCGCTTATTGATTTTACGCAGCCTGTTTCCGGTGGTCAGGTGCTTATCAACAACATCTTGTGCGCGTGTTGGTCATTTACATATAATGATCCAGTAGCGGGTGCGCGGCCTGTGCAGGCGGTGTTTTTCAACAAGCGTTGGTTTATGACCAGCCAAGGCACGTTGACCAACATTACTGGTGCCCAAGTGGGCGGCGTCACCACCATTTACGGCACGGGCGGCACAAACCTTATTAAGTTGTATGCAAACACGGCGGCTGGTGTGAATGTAACATTCAGGAGCGCCCTATGGCCCTTGGGTGACCCCATCAGGGACAAGCAAGCGTTGAAGTTTGGGGTTGAGGCGACGGTAAACACGCCTTCTACCCTTTCGTTGACGGTTGATAGCGAATATCAATCAAGTCCGCCTTATACATTGATTAACAACATATCTTGGTACAACAATTCAGGATACGTTATCCCCTGGACCAATAATTCTAGCGCAACAATTGGTTGGATTATTGGGGGGTATCAGTTGTATAAGTCAGATGCTCAACAGTATGGAAAATACCTAGGTTTCACAATTACCAGTACGGATGTGAACATGGTTTTGCACACGTTGGAGTTGGAACACGAAATGAGAGCGAGGTTCTAAGATGCCTGTACCCAATACGTTTGCGAACGCAACGACAGCCATTCCGCTATCGCAGTTGGACAACAACTTTGCGACGGCCATTACGCTTGGAAACACGGCGATTCAGCTTGGGAACACGGTCACCACGCTGAACAACATGACGCTTGCTAACGTCACCATTAGCAGTGTGTCCACGCCTATCACGGCGGCACAGGGCGGAACGGGCGCAACATCTCTGACGGCAGAAAACGTAGTGCTCGGCAATGGGACCAATGCGGTTAAGTTTGTTGCGCCTGGAACAAATGGCAATGTGCTTTCCAGCAATGGCACAAGTTGGGTTAGTCAGGCTCCGGCAGCGGCTACAGGCAATGTTACCATTGGCAATACAACGATCAACATTGGTGGCACTGCGACAACGGTGGGTAACCTCACGCTCACTAATGCAACGCTTAGTAGTCTTTCTACACCTGTCACTGTTGCTCAAGGCGGTACAGGCGCGACTTCTTTAACTGCCAACAATGTAATTCTTGGTAATGGCACTAACGCAGTGCAATTTGTTGCGCCAGGAACAAACGGCAATGTTTTATCTAGCAATGGTACTGCTTGGGTTAGCACTGCCGCTGCTGGTGGCGCTGGCTCTATGATTTATCTTTCAACTGTCACTGCCGCCAATAGTGCAACCGTTAGTGTTGAAACTACGTTCGATAGTACATACGATGTGTATGCAATTATTGCTGTGGACGTCAGGCTTGAAAATACGACATCACTTAATGTGCGATTGAAAAGTGGGGGAACATATCAAACATCAAGTTATAACGGTACTTATGCTTATACAGACTCAGCCAGCTCTAGCTTAGTTTGGGCCGCAGGCAGCGGTAGTTTTATAACAATATCAAATGCTAATGCAGCCAACGTAAACTCGGGGCAAAGTTTTGAAGTTAAAGTTTACAATCCATCAGGTACAAATTTTAAAAAAGGCATTTCAGCGACGGGTTTTCAAACTTCAAATCAATCGGCAAACGCTGCTGGTACTATTGCTGCCGGAGGAACCTATGGGAATAGCACTGCCGCAGTAACGGGCGTGCGATTTCTGGCTGCTACTGGAAATATAGTGTCTGGCACTTTCCGTCTTTATGGCATTAAAAATAGTTAAGGAGCTAGAGGACATGCCTCGTCATCACATGACTGCTGAAGGTCCCATTCCCTTCACTCCTGAAGAAGAAGCGCGGCGCGACGCTGAAGACGCTGCCTGGGCTGCTGGCGAAAATGATCGTCTTGCAGCGGAAGCTAGGAAAAAAAGAAATGCTCTGCTCACGAGCAGTGATTGGGTTGTTACAAAAGCCGCCGAATCTAGTGCGCCATTAGATTTTGAGTGGGCATCATATCGGCAAGCCTTGCGCGACGTTCCACAGCAATCTGGCTTTCCCGCGAACATTGATTGGCCTGTAGCCCCTGGCGGTGCCTAATGCAGACAGATACGCCAGAGCACGCCAAAGCCGTTGTTGATGCCATAAGTATTGCCACCGTGGTTGGTACTCTTGCGCAGATTTTGCCTGCAATGGCTGCATTATTCAGTATAGTGTGGTCTGTCATCCGTATCTGGGAAACACAGACGGTTAAGCGTTTGATACGAAAGTGGCGGTCTAAGTCGGCCAAGAAAGGAAGCTAAGATGGGCATTAACGCCTTCACGAAGATGGGCAACACGGTGACCTTCACCGCTAATACAACCGCGCCCTCTCCGGTGCAGGCGGCGTCCACCAGCCTTGGCGGCAACCAATACCGCATTATTAACAACGGCACGGTTACGGTGTTCCTGGGGTACGGGTCAACGGCGGCGGAGGCGAGCAACAATGCGGTGGTCGTTACCTCCTCGCAGGCTTCATTTCCCCTACTTCCTGGCACCGACGAAATCCTTACCTTTGTGCCCAATGCCTACTTCACTGGCATTACGGGCGCGAACACGGCGGTTATCTACATCACCCCAGGCGACGGACTGTGAACCATGCTGAAGGTCGCAAATACATTAGGTGGCGGAGGCGGTAACGGAACAGTTACCAATGTTGCGACGGGCACAGGTTTAACCGGCGGTCCGATTACGACGACTGGCACCATTAGCCTTGCCAACACCGCTGTAAGTGCCGGCACCTATGGTAATGCGACGAATGTTGCCCAGATTACGGTGGACGCGCAGGGGCGCATTACTAGCGCGAGCAATGTTTCCATCAGCATTGGAAATACGACTGTCGCGGCTGGCAGCTACGGTAGCGCCAACACTGTTGCAACCTTTACAGTGGATGCGCAGGGGCGGTTAACGGCGGCTGCAAACGCCAGCATCAGCATTGCTAATGCTAATCTTGCTAACAGCACTATTGGCTTGGGAAACGCGACCCTTACCCTTGGTTCTACCACGACGAATGTGGGCAACCTTACTCTGTCGTATCCCAATCTCAGTGGTACCACCGCCGCTAATGCGACGTTTGCCACAAGCAGTTTGCCTTTAGTTCCAGAGGGTTACATCGTCATTCAGATAGGGGGTGTCGATAAAAAGATACCCTATTATGGTGTATGACCCATGGATTTCGATTCCCTTAGCGATGTTAAGTTTGGCGACTTGGATGGCTTGGACGAGATGCTTTTTGCTAATTTTGTCCAGCACAAGACGTTCAGAGAAGTTTTTTACTCGCAAGGGATAGTAGTTCCGGCGTATCCTTTGGCTAATGCCGATCCCGCGAATTTGGACGATTGGTTGCAGGCGCATCAGGTAGAGCATCAGGCTTTTGCTTCGTTGTTGGACCTGACCAATCCGTTCAACCTCCAAGACGATGCGTGGGATAAGGAGGAGGAGTTTTACAACTGGCTATCGCTGCACCTGACTATTCACCAGCAGATAGCGGAGAGATTGGGGCTTACGTGATGTCACAAGCATTGGCACAACCGCGCGGGCGTAGCCCCGTCAGAGGCAAAGACACGGTAACTGTTTTGCGTGAAACCCTAATGAATCAATTAGGCGACAGGCAGAGGGTTGATGCCTTTATTGAGAACCTTGCTAAGTTAATTAAAGGTGGCGTGGCAAAACCCGTTCAAATTGGCAACACGGTTTTTTTGGTGTTTCGGTACAACAGCCGTGGCGAAATGTTGCCTGAGGGTATTGTAGAAATCCACATGTTTTCAGCCGAGCCATTCAGCGAAACAGCGAAGCGCATGATGGTGTTGCCCAATACTTTGCGCGAATTGGGCTATCGCGGTTTTACAACAATTATCGAAGACAAAGCGATGGCGAATTTGCTGTTGCAGATGCAGAAACGCACAGGCATTCAAGGTCAAATGCGTCAGGATATGCAGTTGATTAACCGTAAAATGAAACCTGTTTATCTGGTGGAGGCAACACTCTAATGGGCGGCAGTGTTGAAGAAACGGTCGTTATTGGCGTTGCGATTGTTGCGACTGTAGCTACTGGCGGTTTGGCGGCTGCGGGCGCTGCCACGGTTGTTGGGGCAACTCTTACTGGCGCGGCGGCAACAACAACGATTATTGGCAGTGCTACGGTTGGTAGCGTTGTTGGTGGTGCTGTTATTGGCGCCGGCGTTGGTGCTGTAACTGGTGCGGTTCAAGCCAGTCTTGTTGGCGATGATATATTAGAAGGCGCTTTAACTGGCGGTGCTGTTGGTGCCTTATCAGGCGGCGCCGGCATAGTGGGCGCTGGTGCTGGTGGTGAGCTTGCTGCGGAATTGGGTTTGAGCACTGTCGCTGGTTCGGTTGATGCCGATCTAACAAAAGCAGTGGTCGAAGCGTCTAAAGGTGGAACGGCGTTCGCAACCGGCGCTGCCGTACAGGATCAAAACATTGGCGAGTGGGCAGCAGTTGGCGCTATTACTGGCGCTGCGACGCCTTTGGTTACAGCCGGTTTGAATTATTCTGGCGTAGCCGCTGGTGACACGCGCAACATCGTGGCCGGCACTGTTGGTGGTGCTTTGGCGGGTGGCGGTTCTGCGGCTGTGACCGGCGGTGATGTTGCCACTGGCGCGTTGACCGGGGCGGGTTCTGGTTTGGTTGGTTCCATTGCTAGACCGTATGTAACTGATCTTGCCAACACTCTTTTTGGTACTGGTACTGCTGCGCCAACTGGTGCGCAGGCGTTGAACGCACAAGAGCGTGGCCAACTCGCCGGCGCTTTGGCAGGCACTGCTAGCGGGCAACCCGTTTCCAACCAACAGTTTGTGGAAAACGCTTACCAAGCATTGTTTGGGCGCCCTCCCGAAGCCGCTGGTTTGGCGTATTGGACCGGCGAAATGGCAGCGGGCGCCTCGCCAGAGCAAACTTTGAACAACATGATTGCTGGCGCGTCGGCTGGTGACGCCGCAGCCGCAGCGCGTTTTAACGCCGCACAATACTTGACTACGCCTTTGAGCGCCGAAATTGGCGGTAATGGCGGTCCGGGTCAAATTGATGAGGGTGCTGGCGAGTTTGGCGGCGACCAAGATGTTGAAGTTATTGGTGATTATGAGACTACCCCCAAAAGCGGAACATTTACGCAAGAGATTGTGCCGGATGAGGGCGCTGGTGCGGCAGAATATGAACGTGGCGCTTCTGAGTCTGCTAATGTTTTGCGCGACTTGTTCACATTTGGCGCCGAGCAAGGTGTGGGCGGCAGCAAAACAGTTGTGCCTTTCGGTGCCGGTGGCGTCACAGAAGCCGACAGAGCGATACTAGAAACGACGGGTTTGTTGCCATTTGGCGGTGACAAGACCGCAACGGGCGACAATGTGCTGACAACTTTTGGCGGCGATAAAACGGGCGTTACCAGCACTGGCACTATTGGTACGGGCACAGGCGTTACCGGCACTGGTACAGGCACAGGCACAGGCGTTACCGGAACAGGCACGGGCACAGGTACTGGTACTGGTATGGCCGGCACAGGCTTTGGAAATACTACACTCATTGGCGCGACCTCTGGTCCTGGCACTACCCTTACCTCTTTCGGGCAGGGCGGTGGTTCTGGCGGTGGTGGTGGCGGAGGCGGCGGAGGTGCCGAAGCGGGCGGCGGAACGTCAACCAGCACAAGCACGACAGGCGGTACTACTGGCGGTGGCGAGACTACAGGCAGGCGGGATGTTACCCAACCGCCCGGTAGGCGCCGCGAGGAGCAAGTGCGCATCAGCCCGATTGTCACCGATCCGCGCATTGCGCCCACGGTCCAGCGTCAGGCGGCGTCGCAGCCCGTATTGTCTGCCGGCCTCGACCCTGCGACTTCTGGCGTAATCCTGTCGAGGTTTGGTAATAAGAATCAGGTTTGGAACGAGGCAACGCTACGGCTTGCCGATGCTCTAGGATTGCTGTGATGGAAATTCTCTCCAAGGTTCTACGCACTGATGCCATGGGCGACCTTGACCTCAAGGCGATGGCTCAAATC